TTACAAACATGTTCCGAAAGCTTCACGTTTAGAAGTATCCACGCCTGATGATTGTACAACATATCCGTGGGTGAAACGCCGTGAAAAAATGCAGCCGTTAGCAGTTTGGGGTTTAGAGACTTATAACTACCGTAAAGACGTTTTATTTGTAGTTGAGGGGGTATTTGACGCCACAAGGCTACATCACCTCTCCTTGCCCTGCGTAGCGGCTCTCAGCAACGATGTAAAGAACCTACAGCCATGGTTGAATGCCACCAGCCGCCATGTTGTCGTTGTTTGTGATGGTGATAAGGCTGGGCGTGAGCTTGCTGAGCTTGGACACGAGGCTGTTATGTTGCCAGAAGGTAAAGACCTTGGTGACATGACTGATGCCGAAGTAGAACAGGTTGTCAAAAAATGGACTTGGGAATGGGATGGAAAATCCTATGAATAAAAAAGAGTTTTGGGATGCACTATCCACAACACCGTGGGAAAATCGCAACTGCGACAACTGCAAACATTATGACCCCTATACTTATAATATGGATAAATGTGGTTATTGTACGCAAGAGGGTGAAATCCATGCTTATCCACATGGTCGGTCAGTGGGTGCGAGATATAAATGGGCACAGACATCCGTAACGCAATGGGAGCAAAAAAGATGATGGAATACGATTTCACTTATGATTTTATCGGATGGTGCCGCTCTGGTGTCCACGACAAGGTTTATTCTGTGTTGCGATTGGGTGACGAGAACTACATCGCAGTCTATGGACGGCGTGGTAAGAAACTCACCGTCAAACCCTATCGCATGTCAGCGGATGAAATGCGTTCTCTTGTGCGTAGCAAATCTCGTAAGGGATACATGCACTGGATGTTGTTTATCCAGAGTTCGAGTCTGACCTACAAAAGACTGCGTTCTGGGCGTCATTGGTCGGTGGGGTTCCCGGTGGATAAGCAAGAGTTTTGGGAAGTCTTATCTAGTAACCCCCGCCTTCTAAAAATGAAGAAGGTCATCGACGCGTATCATGATGGGTCTGGAACTTTCGCAGAAGTATATGACGCTTGTTATGAGACAGACCTAAAAATAGTGGCACATCATAGCCGCGTAGTGAGGGTCAGGGATTGCTTTACCAATGAGGTTTATGCAGAAAAGGACCAAAAAACAAACAAATTGACATGGTTTTTCTGAGGTGGTAATATATAGTGCATAAAGGAAAAATATAATATGGCCAAATCAGCACTAAAAACAACACGCAAAAAATCAAAAACCCCTCGTTCCCCGAAGTTCGTTGATACGAAGTATCTCGGGTTTGAACCAGAGTGGGAAGGGGCAGACACATGGGACGCAGAACAGCTACGTAAGCAAAAGGCTTACGGCTACAATTGGTACAACTATTTCCATGACATATCTGACCTCAAAAAGAACCTACATGAATGGATGCAAAAGGAAAAGTATTCTGCCGCCGATATCAAAGCAGTAAAGGCTTGCCCTGATGCCAAACTATCGACCGCAACAGTTGCATTAGCCACCATGCTTTTACAGGGTATGCCAAACAGTGAAGCTGATTGGTTACGTAATAGAATAAGCTCGCTTATCGAACACGGTAAAACCATCAAGGCGGTGAAGAAAAAAGTCGAAAAGAAGAAAGGATATCAACCCACCATTCAAGACCGAATGCGTGAGCAGCTTTCTAATATCATAGCTGAAATGGAAGACTGGGACGACAATGTTCAGACCGACCCAAAGTATGTGGCACCAGATGCGGTTGCTTGGTTGAAGTCGAACGAGATTGCACAAGCTCACATAAACAAAATCATTGAATACTATGAGCCAAAGCTCGCCGAGATAAAACTCTTGAACGACAAGAACGCCGACGAAGATTTGAAAGAGGGTTATTCGCATTTCAAGAAAGCCGACATCAAACGAGTGATTACGTTCTATGAGAACTTACTCGAAGGATTGAAAGCATATCATAAGTTCAAGCAAGTCAATCGTAAGACCCGCACAAAGAAGGCTCCATCAGCACAGAAGCTTGTGGCCAAGGTCAAGTATCAGAAAGAAGACAAAGACTTGAAGTTGGTCAGTATCAAGCCATCAGACATCGTGGGTGCCACGGCACTATGGGTCTATAACTCGAAAACGCGTAAACTGGGAATCTACAAGGCCGACCCAACAGCAGCACAGCTTAGCGTAAAAGGCACGACTATCGTTGGGTTCGATGAAAAGAACAGCGTGGCCAAGACCCTGCGTAAGCCAGCCGACCAGTTGAAAGAGTTCGGTAAAGCTGGTAAGGTCAAACTTCGCACGTTCCTTGACGAAATCAAAGCTGTCGATATAAAATTGACAGGCCGCATCAATGCTGATACTATATTACTCAAGGCATACTAAACCATGGACAAGGAAGTTTTCTGGATATTACTCAAGGCATACTAAACCATGGACAAGGAAGTTTTCTGGAAAGTCTTATCGAAGCCACCGCTAATACGAGGATGTAGGAACTGTGGGCATGGGGAGTGGTGTGAAAGCATTGGTTATTCTAGATGTACCATTAGTGCTGGAAAAACATGTTCGGTGTATTGGAAAGAAGGCCCAGACGTAAAAGAAGACCTGTGGTTTTGGGATGGTAAGCACTTCTTGGATGAAGGACGGGAAAGATACAACGATGGATGATAGCAAAAAAGAGTTTTGGAAGCTATTGAACCATTCACATTGGGAGTGGATCAAGAATGGATAAGAATAAACAGGAGTTTTGGGACACACTGAGATTGATACCAGTGGCCGAACGAAAATGCACTAACTGTGGTGTCAGACATTCATGCGGTATGTCGGTGATGCAAGACCACAAAGCTCAAGAATATTGTGAGGCAAGTTGTGACCCAATCTCCCTTGACTTCTCAGGGTGGGTGCCCGTAGAATAATGAACAAAGATAAGCAGAAGTTTTGGGAAGATTTACAAAAGCCCGCGATGCATGACCGAAAATGCAATACATGTTTTCGTGGCAACGGTAAGGATTTTATTCCTCACGATTGCCGAGTATCTATGTCAAAAGAATGCATTATTGATTATCAAAAATATATTGAACCGAGACATTGGGAATGGAATGGCAAACTGAAATGAACAAAGATAAGCAGAAGTTTTGGGACGCATTATCTACGCCATCCAAACGCACGAACTGTTCCTACTTGCATAGAGTAGAAGGATGTATGAAAAGTGTTCAGTGTATTGCTTAGATGAAGAGATTGCGGAAGACCATTGGAAGTGGGATGGTAAAACCGGTGACGTTAGTAGGTTCGACGACATACTAACCTTGAATCCAAAACCATGGGTCATTACCAACTTCAAACTGGTTGATTGATTCCATGCACTCTTCGATAATCTGCATACCTTCGGCCTTTAGTGAATCACCATTCAATGTGGTGCCACCACCCGGCCCAACAATCGTAGAGAACTTACCACGAGCTTCACCGAGCATCATCTTGGCTGTGCCCAATGTGTATTTCTCAATCCATGGTAAAATCATATAGTCTTGAAGAAGTGTGGCGTCTGGCTTGTTATTGTATAGCCACAACAAAACGGTTTCTCCATCACCTTTGATATTTCTAATCATGGTAAGCTTCTTACCTACCGGTTCCCATGTAAAGTTCATGTAGCCACCAAACATACGTGCTGATAGCTCTTGGTAACCAGAATACATTTCATATGATGCCAACCCACCAAGGCGTCCAGCTTGTAGCAAATATGTGTTAGTGAATGCAGCTTCGAATGGCTCGAACTGTGTGGAGCCAGCACTGGCACCAGAGCCAACGCTACGACGAAAGACCTGTCGGACTTCCATGATGTTTGAATCGAGGGTGTATTCTTGTTGGCCTTTGACTAATGCAAGGAAACCATAGCTTTCTTCCATGCCGTTGTTTGCTCTTTGACGGAAGATGCGTAGGGCACGGTCCAGTGCGGTGTCGTAGTGTCTTGCATCAAGTTCTACATCAACCATGTCTCCACCAAGCATAGTATAGACGTAATCATGAACATTTTGACGAAGGGTGTTTATATCGGCCATAGATGTGTTTCCTCTTTCTGTTATTTATTCACGATGGCTATCTATCATAAAACAGATATTTTGATTTTACTCTTTTGTAGAACTTGATATTAGAGTTTTTAGTTGATTCTTTGACGCCATCGCCGGTTATAGGTTGTCCATCAACGCCACCTAACTTCTGCCCTATCTGTCTCCATGATAACCTATGTGTATACTTCATTCGTAAGATTCGTTCATACCTTGGTGGAAGTGTTTGGAATGTATCTCGAATACAAACA